CATTATGGCAATGTCCGAATTTAGGATTAGTTAAATTGCGTTGGTACCATTTCTTTGGTAATAATTCAAGTGATAAATTATTTACAATAAGATTTGATATTTTATTTAAGTTTTCGGGGGTATATTCAATATACTCCATTTACATTTGGCCAGGCATCTGAGGCATATTCATCATAGGAGTTTCATCAAGTTCATCGACAATCATACAATCAGTTGTCAACATCAATCCAGCAACAGATGCGGCATTTTGTAATGCTGTTCGTGTTACTTTAGTTGGATCAATTACACCCATTTCTAACATGTCACCATATGTATCAGTAGCAGCATTATAACCGAAGTTACCAGTATTTGTCAAGATAGTATTAATCACCACTTGATGTTGAGCGCCAGCATTTTTAGCAATTTGAATAATAGGTTCTTCAATAGCAGACAACACGATTGCAATACCGACATCTTGGTCACGATTATCACCTTGTAAAGCTTTAATAGCATCACGAGTACGGATCAAAGCAACACCGCCACCTGGAACAATACCTTCTTCAACTGCGGCACGAGTAGCATGTAAGGCATCTTCTACACGGTCTTTTTTCTCTTTCATTTCAACTTCAGTAGAAGCACCAACTTTAATTACTGCAACACCACCAGCTAATTTAGCTAATCGTTCTTGTAATTTCTCACGGTCATAATCAGAAGTAGCCGCATCAGCTTGTGCCTTAATCATAGAGATACGATTAGTAATATCATCACTTGCGCCTAGACCATCAATGATAATGGTATTTTCTTTACCAATTTCAATACGTTTAGCACGACCTAAATCTTCAAGTTTAACCTCTTCTAGTTTCTGATTGAGTTCTTCTGAAACCACTTTACCGCCAGTTAGTGTACCGATATCTTCAAGCAAGGCTTTCTTGCGGTCACCAAAACCAGGAGATTTAACTGCGGCCACATTTAGAATTCCACGAAGTTTATTGACTACTAGAGTTCCAAGAGCTTCACCATCTACATCATCAGCAATAATAACCAATGAACCTGATACTTTTGCGATTTGTTCCAGAATAGGAATCATATCACGAATAACAGAAATCCTACGGTCATATAACAGAATGTATGGATTATCAAATGTTACTGTTTGATTTGTGTGATTGGTAATAAAGTGTGGTGATAAGTATCCGCGGTCAAATTGCATACCTTCAACAATATCCAATTCATTATTACGTCCAGCACCGTCTTCAACAGTAATCACACCTTCTTTGCCTACTTTGTCCATTGCATCAGCAATGATTGAACCAATTTCTGCATCAGAGTTGGCAGAGATAGAACCTACTTGAGCAATTTCTTTTGATGTAGTACAAGGTTTAGATTGTTCTTTAAGTGACAGAATAGCAGCATCAACAGCTTTGTCGATTCCACGTTTTAAGTCCATTGGGTTCCAACCAGCTGCCACAGCTTTCATGCCTTCACGGATAATAGCCTGAGCGAGAACTGTGGCAGTGGTTGTTCCGTCACCAGCAACACTTGCTGTTTTAGATGCTACTTCTTTTACAAGTTGAGCACCCATATTCTCATAACGATTTTTCAATTCAATTTCTTTGGCTACTGTTACGCCATCTTTTGTAATATGCGGTGAACCAAATGGACGGTCTAAAATAACATTACGACCTTTTGGACCTAATGTTACTTTAACCGCATCTGCAAGAATGTTTACACCTACGGCCATCAGTTGACGGCCTTCATTACCAAATTTTAATTCTTTTGTTGACATCTTAAACTCCTATTATTATTCAAGTATTATAACACATTTTATAGTTCAGTACAAGCCCTATTTTTCTGCATCTTCAAATTTTATTTTGGCCATTATATATTCTTTAACCAATGATGACCGAACAATGTCATCTGCTGTAAATTCAATACGGGTAAAAGCATTCATGTGATAAGCAATATCAAAGAACTTTAATATACCAGACATATCATTCTTTTTCTTATTCAAATCTGTTTGGCGATAATCACCACACCAAAGAATTTTAGAACGATATCCAACACGAGTCATTACCGTATCAATCTCTTCAAATGACAGATTTTGCATTTCATCTACAATAATGATTGCATCATCAAATGACATCCCTCGAATAAAAGATGTGGAGATGAACTCTATATGATGTTGCTCTTCTAAACGACTCCAGGCATCTTTGCGCCCGAATAGGGTCTCACAAATTTGAATGTATGGTTGTTTATAGATGTCCATCTTCTCATTAATATCGCCAGGTAAATGGCCAATATCTCTGGATTGTACAGCGGAACGAACAACGATAATCTTGTTAAAAGGATTACTTTTATCTAACACTTCTTCTATAGCTTTATATAAGGCACAGAATGTTTTACCTGTTCCTGCCACTCCATGTAATGCCACAAAATAATCACCTTGTGCATAAGCATCAAAGAATTTCTTTTGATTTTCTGTGAGTGGTACAAAAGTTTTTAGGTCATCAATTCGTAATTTCAAATGATTACCTGGTTTCTGTGGTGGTATCGCAAATTGCTCTTCTACTGCAATTTGTGGACGAGTTCTTCTAGCCATGGTTATTCCTCAATAAAATGTTCAAGACCTTTTTTCTTCTCTACTACTTTTTTCTTTTTGGTTTGTTGGGTTGCTTCAAAGTTTTCAATGAATTCAGATAGATTATCATACATGGTGAATTGCTTAGTTGTTCCGTCTTCCAGTTCCATCATTTCAAACTCATCTAGGATACCGAATTGCTCGGTGGCTTTATATTTTATATAGGTTTGTTTTTTCTCCTTAGCAATCCTACGCAAGAAAGCAAAGTAAATAATTTGTGTAAAGTAAGCAAACGGATTCTTTGATTTGTCAGGATTGAAGTTCTCAAAATACATTAAACAATTTTCAATACCATCACCAATCATTTCTTCTCGGTATGTATAATTGATAAAATTTGGTTTATGAGATAACCCTTCGGCAATCTTCATGAAACATTCACCTATGTAATTAGGAATTGGTTCATTTGGATTGTTTTTCTTTCTTTCATTGAAATCAATTAGGGCTTGTAAGAAGTCACCATTGTTGATATAGTTTCGTTTTGCTCTCGGTTTAGCTATTGCCATTATTACTCCATTTCATATTTACCATAATATTTTCATAAACTACTTGACAGGACGCTTGACATGCTATATAATCCACTATGTACCTGAATGATATGATTAAACCAATACCTAGTGGACAACACTTAGTTCCTTCTCTTCTAATGCCTCTATCATCTCTTCTTCTTCTTTAAGATTATCTAATACTTCACCTGCTAGAATATACTTCTCCAACTTATCTACCATCTTAAAGTAATAATCTAAGAAATCATCTGTTATATCCGCTGTAAACAATATATCATTAGTCCAAAGATTAACATCTATTTGTTTATACATCTGGTAAGGTAACCAGCTTCCAATTGAAAAGGATTGCACACCTCTCATTACCATATTATCTATAACCATTGGATACTTAACATTAAGTTTCATATCATCAATCTCAGAAACGAATCCAACAATATCTTCACCTGTTTTTAAGCGTAATATTTTAACTTCTTCTATTATCATCGTTTTAATCCTATCTTATAAATCTTATAAGGAAATTGTTCCTCATTATATATCTTGACCCGTTCCATGAAATGCTTGAGAGTAAAATTAGAATATTCACCTACACGCAAATCATCCGATATATCATAAAGGACAGCTTTGCTTTTGTTATCACCTTTTCTAAGACCACGGCCAATAGATTGTAAGTTTCTAATTCTACTTTTAGTGGGCGAAGCAAAAATGATATTATGTAAATTCCTAATATTAATACCTGTAGAGAATGTACCATAAGAAGCAATTATTATTGCATTTGATTCCGTCTCTACAATCTTTCTAATATGTTCTCTGTCATCGGTGTCTGTTCCACCATGAATAAAGAACACTTTTCTATCACCTATTTTCTCAGCACCAGATATCATATCATACAGTATTTTACCGTGTTTGGCAACAAACTGGTATAGCAGGAGTGTATTGCCATCAAGGCTTAGCGAGAGATTTCGAATGAATTTATTACGAGCCTCACAGAATATTAAATACTCTAATTCTTCAGGATACTTCTTACCTTTCATCAATTTACAGATATCATCAGGATGATTTAGTACCAAACATTTGATTTCAAAGTCTGCTACTTGGTTAGTATCCATCAATTCTTTTGTTGTGGTAACTTGTTCTACCGTTCCAAACAATCCTTCCAAAACAAGTTTATGTGTTTTAGTGCCATCTAATGTACCTGTTAAACCAATACGATATTTTGTATTGATTAGAGAAGTCATAATAGTGGTTAATGATTGCGCTTTAAATAAATGAGCTTCATCACCAATTACAAAATCAAACTGATGAAAGTATTCCGCTGGTTGAGTATATAAAGATTGCCAAGTTGAAACCAATACATTCTTATTGGAATGTTTATCTTTACCTTGGTATATTTTATGTACGTTATCCTCAACACTCCATCCATTCTTATTTGAATAATCAGCAAAGTCAGAAAACAATTGCTCTACCAAGGATGTAGTTGGAACAATAATTAAACCACGAAGATTTTGATATTGAATGAGTTGTCGAATGATTAGATAAATGATTAAGGACTTGCCTGAGGCGGTTGGAGAGAGTAATAGTTTTCTACGTTCTCGCATTGCTTTGATAAAAGCAGAAAGTTGATAATCTCTAATTTCAATGTCGCGGCCACCTGATTGAAGTTGTAAATCTTCTACAAACTTTTTGGCATGATAAACAGGAAATTCATCTTGTAGATTAGAATACGGTGCAATAAAATCAAGTTCATAACCACGCTCTTCACAGAAGATTTGTAAGTAAGCCACAAGGCCCAAGTATATTTGAGATGAATTAAGATTGAATAAACGAATCTTGCCATCCCAGATTTTATTTTTAAATGCTGGGGTAAATTGATAACCTGGAACCATAAAAGTAAAGTATTCGGATAATTCTCTTGCTACATGTTTCTCGCAATGAATCTTAGCAAATACTTCATCTTTTTTGGATACTACTATTTTTTCAGTCATTATGATTCGTATAAATCCCATAAATTATCATTTAATATCTTAGTAAAAGGTTCACCAAGAGATTCTTGATTATTAATAATATTTTTTAATTTTTTATTTAATTCTCTTTGTGTAGAAGCGCATTTAGATGAACAATATTTTCTTGATTTTGAATATCTTTTATCAATAAACTGATTATGGCAACATAAACATTTAAAGGAATAATCCAAATTAGATATTTTTCTGCCTTTATTTTTTAAACCAATTTTTCTTTTAGTTTCTTCGGATACAATATGACCAGTATTAGCTTTTGATAATTTTTGTCTTGTTACATCCGAAACAATGACACCAATACTACCGTCACCACCTAATGTCATATTATAACCATTACAATCATTAAATCCAATATATGTTCTATATTGCAAAATAAAATAATTTTCCATAACATCTTTGCAATGTGTTGAGTCTAATGATTGATATATTACTTCCCATTCAAAATTATCCCATCCGTATTTTCTCAAGGCATTATAAAATTTTACTTTATTGTATTTTTGTTCTGTACTTCTTTTCTTATGGCAATGTTTTCTGTTTGGCCAATTGGAATCAAATCCAATATAAATTTTACCATTAATTTTATTTGTAACTTTATAGATAGAATAAATATTCATGCTGACATTCCATGTTAATGTTAGAGTGTATGCGGACTGCAATCCGGTGATACACACCTATTTATTCTATCTAGCACCTTGAATAAATCGTTCGTGCTGCATATGTTCCCTCAATTGCCATGTGCGATTATTCAATTCTTTTAAAACTGATTCACATACAGAAACACACTCATCGTGATATATTTTCTTTTGTAATAGGGTAATTAAATCTTTGTCAGATTCTAGGTAAGTAGCAATATCAGATTTAAGAGTATACCTGAATGGTTCCCAACCTTGTTCAGTTAATTCTTCTTGTGACATTTTGCCAGTATAGTATTCCCATTTAAGTCGTTTAATTTTATTATAATCAAACGAAGCCTTTTTGCTAGAGATACGGTGTTTGGACATAATAGTTAAAAACTTATTATGAATTTTAGGTATATTTAATATTTCTTTAGAAGGCTCTGTAATATCAATTTCAGAGTCCTTGCGCCATAAATCTAATATTTGTTCAAGTGTTTCCATGCTGTTCTCATTTCGATTTCATTACATATATTATAACATAATCAAGAGCTTATGTCAAGCCTAGTTGAGGATTTCGATGTCGTAGAAGTCATACCTGAAGTCAACTGTAGCTGTTAAAATGTCATCCGCAGACCCTGTGGTTTTGAATTGAATGTCAGTTAATGAAATTGGGAATAAGTTAGCATAATGTATTCTAAATTTAGCGTTATTCAATCCAGACATAACAGTTAATATACCATCGGCATATTGAACCATTTGCTTTTGGCTTTGTTGTTTTTTTCTTTCGTATATATTGGTATAGTTCTTACCATTCAACAAAGTTAAATCTCGCATCCAATCATGTATGTCTGTCCAGGCTTTAAGTTCTGAATCAATGAGAAAAGTGAGAGATAATGGATTGTATTCCAATTTATTTCCAGGTGCATGTAAATCTACAACAGGAGTATTTCGAGATACAGCGGGTAATGATACACCAGGTAAATTAGCTTCTTGGCAAAAGTATGTAACATTATTAATACGAGGCATTACAAACACATATTTGGTGGTCTGTAAAAAACTAGTATTCTGTGGTTGTTGTGTTATTGCGCTTGGTTCGGCCATGTTATCTCCTTGTGTCCTCTATTTATGTGTTTAATTTTAGACACTTCCAACCTTTAACTTTATTTCTACTCATATTGCCTTGGTCTAAATTATTATCTTTACAAAACTGTCTAAGATTTTTAATAATGATTGTAATATTAGCTGAATTGGTAATAGACCATTGTTTGGATAATTTATCAGCCGTTTTCTTCTTGTGGCTATTAGTGACAACTCTTTTGCGGTTGGCCTCAGATATTTTCTGTCTAGTTTCATCAGATGCGACCTTGCCTAAATGTGATAATCTATTTTTTTCTTTTGATTCTTCACTTCGTATTTTACCTAGATTGGCCTGGCGAATCTTTTCTCTAGTTTTCTCGGACATGAACTTACCTTTATTTGCTTTAGATATAGCTTGTTTTTGTGAATCAGATATAGTTTTACCAAACATTGGATTATTTACACCCGTTAATTTCTTACCTTTTTCACGAAGAATTTCGATATGTTTGGCACTTAGTTTCTTACCTTTATGTGTTTGAGATAATTTGAATCTAATAATTTCTTCTTTGGTCATACGGCCAGTTAATCCTTGCCAAGCGGCATAGTCTTGCCATCTTCCGTGTTGTTCAAATAATATACGATGTGCGTCTGCGTGGCCTTCAACGGAAAGTTCAATTAAATTGGATGGATTGTTTGTGCCACCCATGTGGACGGGTATAATATGGTGTTTATGTGTTAAACTCATTTTGAATATTCTAAGTAATGTATTACATGTATTTATAAGCAAAAAGAAAGGGAACCGAAGTTCCCTTTCATAATTACCACTCTTACGGTGATTTAATTTATCACATTTACATATAGTTCATCACATTAAATTTGCGACCTGAAAAATTCTATAGTAAACATTGCTACGTGTAACTAAGCGGCCATTACCAGTTTGTGAATTGTAAACACCTTCAGCAAATGGGTTAGCAACCATACCGTAACGAGTTTTGAAACCGATTTTTGGTTGGAATGTGAATTGGTCAACAGCACGAACCATTTGTAGAGGAACGTATGGGCAGTAGAAAATACCTGCGTCATAAGGTGATGAACCTTTGTAACCTACAGTTACTAATTCGTTGTTTGATTGGTAACCACCGAAGTATGGATCGATATACACTTTGATACGACCGTGTAATAGACCAGCAAATGTATTACCAGTATCATCTACTTGTAAGTCTGCTGATAAAGCAGGAGTGTATTGTAACACACCAGCCATAGCAAGAGCAGAAGCTACATCAGAAGAAACGATAAGTACATTACCTTTACCACGACGGGTTTGTTTTGCAATCACGTTAGCATCACGTTCAATTTGGAAAATCAAACCTTTAAAGCGTTCAACTGACCAACGACCGTTAGAATCAGTATCTAAGTTAAAGATACCTGCTGTTTGTGTACCGTACTGAGCACCAGCTTTTGCAACTGTGTAGATAGTACGAATAACTTCACGGTTAATTTCAGCAAGAATTTCTGTTGAAAGAATGTTGCTTAATTCTGTTTCAGCATCCAAACCATGGATTGCTTTCAAGTCTTGAGCAAGTTCTAGTGAGTATTCAGCTTTTAAAGCACGAGATACAGCAGTTACAGAAACTTTTTCAATTGAAAACGCCATTTGTTGGAAAGCAGGGTTGCTATCAGCGCCCAAGAATTCAGCAGATGATGTTGACATACCAATACCAGATGTGAAGTTGTTAGAACCGTTCACAGATTGGTTGATATTACCATATGCAGATGGGTTAGTATTAGCATCAGTTGCAGGTGTACCACCGAAACCGTATGGGTTAGCAGTAGATGTGTTACCTGAGAATACTGTATTTGCTTCATCAAAGAATGCTTCAGTACCGTTTTGATTGTCATAACGGGCACGCATTGCGAAGATAAGACCAGTAGGGCCTGTCATTGGTTGTACACCAGCAACATCATAAGCGATTAAGTTAGGTAAAGCACGGCGAACCAAACTGATTAAGATTGGATCGTAGTTTTTTACACCACCGGTTACGTTAGTAGGACCGCCATCTGTTTCATTCAAGGACATACGTTCTTGCATGATGGCTTTTTGTTGGTTTTCAAGAACCATGGCTGTAACAGCCTTTTTATATGGGTCTTTGATGGCATCTAATTCTGGATGTTCCAGAACTGCTGACCATTTTGATTGTAATTCTTCTGAAAGATACATCTTAAGCTCCTTAGTTTTTCTTATTAGGTGTTTTATTTATTTTTTCAAGGTTTTAGAGATTGTTTGTGCATATGC